AATTAACAATTATTTTGTTTTTCTGTAAATTTTAAATGTTTTACACTATTTAAATGTGTTTTCTTATTAGTTCTTGTATAACACCCACCACATTCACAATTTGTCTTTTGCTTTTTCTCTTCTAATAATTGTTCCTTATGTGTTGAATAGTATAATTTACTTAGTTCTGTTCGTCTATCCTTATTATTATGATATGCTTCTAAATTTACTGCTCGTATTCTATCTTTATTACGTTCATAATAACTCTTTCTATAATCTTTCACATCCATTGACAATTTATTTAAACTCTGATTTATTTCTGTATCCATCTTCTTATATGTATACAATATTTAAAATATCTTTAAATTAATTTATAAATGAAAATAAAAATTGTTGTCTAGAAAGAATTAATTTTTTAAATCAATCCAACTTCCGATTTAGTTATATAATAACTAGGAACTGATTTTTTTACAAACTGCCATCTAGAATCAGTATCTAGTAATTCATCTATTTGTTCTTTTGTCATTCCTGTATAGGTAGATAATAACACCCTAGTATCTCGCATATTATACTTGCCAAATACTACATAATACATGCTTTCACGTAACACTATTTTGCCTTTTACACCTTGTAGCGGATTATGTTGAATATTTATACACGAGATTTCTAAATGTCGCCCACGTTCCATTAGTGTATCACGTAATTCTAAATAATATTGCCTATAGTTTTTATTATATGTGTCTATATCATCAAATATACATACACTACCTTTTGGGATATCTTCCAGTTCAAATGGTTTATCATATTCTTTTTCATAATTTTCCAATTTTATGTAAATCATATTTTTCAATTTTATAGATACATCATCTTCAAAGGGTGAAAACATAAAAACACCTGCACCCTTTTTTACCTTATTTACTTTAAGAAATTCACCCACAAATTGAGTTTTACCGCTACCAGAGCCTCCAGTAATAAGCATTCTATAGGAATCTTCAGTGATAATTGGGAAGATTTCGGTATCTTTTCCAAAATCTAGAAATCGTTTTAAAGATTTATTTACATAGTCTATGCCATTTTGTAAATGTCTGTTTTTTGTTCTATCATCTAATTCAGTAATACCACTATTATAATTTCTCACTAATTCGTCTATTTCTGTTTTCTTTAATTTCTTATCACGTTGTAAGCATTTCTTAAATATCTTTGTTTTTTGTTCTGTTGTAGTATCTAATTCGGGTTCCTCATCTTTACTTGCTTCTTTATAATAAATCTTCTTCTTAGGGTTATTATTTATAATTGCAATCGGTGTTCCTGCTTTTAATGATAACATTATAATACTTTGTAATATTATATATTAAATAGAAAATTATATACAATATCATTACTTACTTTTTTTATTTTTTTCTTTTTCTTTCTAGACACACATTTAAAATTACTTCTTAATTAAAATAAATAAATAATTTAGTAATATATTATAAATGCCAGCATATATTCCAAAATCAAAATCTGATAATTGGCAAACACCAAAAGAATTATATGATAGTTTAAATAAAGAATTTAATTTCGATTGCGATCCTTGCCCTATTAATTATACTAGTAATTCACCAGACGGACTAGTGATAGAATGGGGTAAATCTACTTTTTGCAATCCGCCATATTCTAAAACAAAATTATTTATTAAAAAAGCACACGAAGAATGGAAAAAAGGAAAAAATGTAGTGCTATTAATTAATGCTATTACAGATACTATAGCATTTCATAAGTATATTTATAATCAAGCAGAAATTCGATTTATAAAAGGTAGAATTAAATTTATAAATCCAGAAAAACCAGAATTAAAAAATCCTAATGTAAGGCCATCAATGATTGTCATTTTTAAAATTACTTAATCTAAAATTACTTACATTACCAATATTTTATTAGTACTTATATTATTAGTTTTTCTGGTATTTTTCAATATTATTATATTATAAAACATTTTATAGCGGGTATATAATAAATAAGGTTTATATTAACATCTATATTGCAAACTAAGATATTTTAGACATAAGAAATATTATTATTGATACACGTGTATTTATATGTTGTCTCAACCTCTTTTATTGTCTCTTCCACTCATTCCAATAATAAATTACTTATTATAATTACAAGGAATTATATACTGTTGCAAACTGGTGTCTCACCGAGGTTTTTTCTCTTTTCTATTGGTTTTTATTTATTATTTTATTATATAGAGACTCTAGAGACAAGAAATAAATAAAATAAAATAAAACTAATAAAAATAATAAAAAATTATAAAAATAGATTTCTATAGGAATAGTATAAAAAGTAAAAAAAAAGTATCAAAGCCGTCTCTACCGCCCATTTATGTTGTCTCTTCACCGGAAACACTGCGACACATATATTATTCTTGTAAAACGTGCATAATATTGCAGTATCCACGTGTACATCTATCTAGTTTAGTTCTCGTATATCCTGCCTTAGTAAGTATTTTTCCTACTTTATCAATACTAAAAGGAATTCTATTTGCTTCTATAATTTCCATAATCTTTTTATTAGATAGTGTCGAGCGTATATCATCAACTTTTATGAATAAATTTAATACAGCACTATAATCTGTATCTTCCTTTTCTTCTTCTATTTCTGCTTTAACATAATCAGGGCATTTTACTTCCCATTTATAAGCATCAAATATTAAGTTGGTAAAACTTTCTATTATATCAGTTCTTTTACAAAAATCATCTCTAATTTCAGGGTCTGCAACTTGTCTAACAAATTGTTGTTTAATTTGTTCTGGCATACTATTATATTTTTCATCTGTAAGAAATCTACAAGGCATATTAAACTTTATTAGAAAGTCTTTAGCATCTTGTGAGGTATAAATAGGTTCATCATTACAATTCATTATAAAACTACTTTGAATATGAAATTCCCTAGCATCTTTATTGTTTGTTCTGCAACTTATTAAATCACCACCACTGGTAAGTTTTTTTATAATTTCACTATCAAATTTATAAATATTTTTACCTTTACTATCTAGTGCTTTTTTTACTTCATTCATAAATACTAATCTAGAAAATTCAAATTTAGCCATAAATGAATAAATTTTATCTAAATCTGTCCCACCACTTACCGATTTTTCTATAAAATTACCACTAAGCGTTTCTATTACGTATTTCCGAAAACTATTTAAGAATAATTCTTGAAAAACACCTTTTCCACTATTTCTATCACCTAAGAACATCATCCATTCTTTAGTCTTGTTTTGACCTGCTATCATTTTAGCAAACTTATGTAATATGAATCTTAAGTGTTCTAAACGTTGTAAATTATCATCATCTTGTAAAACTCCATTATCATCAAATTTAATATTGAAAGTGGGATAAAATACTTTTTTATATAAATCATCATATCCATCTTTATTTGTAGAGTAATCTCTAGGAATAATGAAAGGCGTTAATGGGATATTATTATCTGTATATATATGAAATAAACCAGTTGTAAAATTATAAAATCCATTCTGGAAACAGATTTTATTTAAGGTTGATAAATACATACTTTCTGCAAAATCATCATCTACTTTAACATTACGCATAATCATCTTCCCTAAACTGTCTTGCCCTTTAGTATCCTTACTAATTAATCTATCACCCTTTGTAGTAGTAATATATAAATCGTGTTTTCCTAGTTCTTTAGCAATAATATTAATTGTATCGTGTTTAGTCCATATTTTATTATCATATATGTATACTTCACCTTGGCATTTAATCAGTTTGTTTTTGAATAGATTATTAACACAATAATTGGCTACTTCTTGTTCTGTTTCACCAATAAAAAAATTAATGTTATCAATTATTTCTAAATCATCCAGAATATCTTTTATTTCAGTATTATGTTCTTTATAATCCCATTTAATTCCGTATTCTTGCGTAAGTGTATTTAATCTATTAATTACTTCATTATCTGTAATTGTAATATCATTACGTGTAAAATGCATTAAACCATCAAACATTAATACTGATACTTTAAAAAGAACCTGAATTGATTTAATAGCCTTTTGTAATATTTCATTTTCCAGTTTGCAAAGTAAACTATTAACTAGTGAGCCTTCAGCATTATTTGGCTTATTCTTTTTGCATTCTTTAAATAGTTCTGGAAACTTAGCAGATAATTTGTTTTGTATTTCTTTCATTTCCTTGTCAAACTCAATAAAAAATGAGTTCTTAATCTTTTTCTTTCCTAATCTATCAATTATTTCATTATCATTAATAGATTTCAAAAACAATATCTTGCCTTCATCCTTTTTAATTTTATCATCTTTTAAAAGATTATCTAATATTTCCTTTCTAGAATTAACATAAATATTTAATCTGTTTGTTGTTATGTCATTTTGTCTGCATAAATAAACTAGTAAATTAGGATGGCAAGAAACCATATCCAAATCACGTGTAATACCATCACTTAAAACTCCCCTAAATTTATTCCAAATACGTTGTAATCCCATTTTTTCCTTTAAAAATAATCTCCCATCTGTCTTATTACCTGAGTATTTATAGGTAGATAATCTAGTATAATTGCATTTAATCATATCAGCACAATAATTACGTAGCATATTAAATTGTGTAGTGATTTCCATATTATCCCCATTCTCATCAATTTCTGTGCTACTATAAAATTTCTTGAATTGTTCTAGGGTAATCTTGGCAAGAATATTGCAATAGGTAGGATTAACACGTTCTTCAAAAGTGAATGACATTCTAGACAGGATTTATAAATGTATAAAATAACTTTAATATTTACTTAGTAATTTAAAATATTAATAACTCTTTAAATTGTTTAAAATTTCTTATTATTAATTATTTCTTATATAATAAAATAACTTAAAGAAATAATATATATCTAATGTAATAATAACTATACACAATTAAAACATCTAAAAAAATAAATAAAGTTCTGAAAAAATAAATCATTCTAGAATGACAAATAAATTACATACTAGTTTTATTAATGGTTTATTAACTAATTATGGTTTAACTGAAGAAGATTTAAAAGAATATATAGAAAATCCAGATAGAAAAGAAAAATTAGAAGAATATGGACACTGTGTCTGCGGACATAAAATATTTAATGCTCGCTATATAATGCATAGAGACGGTATAAATACTGATATAGATGAGATTATGATTGGTAATTGTTGTATTATGCAATTTTGCGATAAAGAACAACGCGGGAAACATTGTGATAAATGCAAGAAGAAACACCATAACAGATTAAATAATCTTTGTAATGCTTGTAGGTTATTATGTGTAAATGATAATTGTATGAATAAACGCCGTAATTATATAGATACTTGTAAAGAATGCTATTTAGAAGCATTAGAAAGAGAAAGAAATAATAAAAGTTGTATAGATTGTGGGAAACCCTCAAAGCAATATATACGTTGTTTTACTTGTAGTGAAAAAGAAAAACAGAGAAAAACTAATAAACCTACATATGATGTAAGAACATTTTTTAAACAACCATACCCAAAAACCGAATACGAAATAGATTTCTAATAATATAATCCGTTAATTTTAAATATTTCAATTTGTCTTGCTTTTCTCTTTTCTAATTGTTCACAGATATTCTCAAATTTATTTAACATATTAAGCATTTTAGATTTAGAAAAATTAACAATTTGTTGTTTTATTTCAAATAAACTATATGTTTTATCATTAATACTCGTATATATCATTTTTTCAACGTCAATCTCATTAAATTTAGTAGTTTTAGCAAACTTAATATTTGATTTAATTATAGGTTCTTCAACAATTATGGGTAAAACTGGTTGGGGTTCCTCTTCTTCCTCATCAAGGAATTCGAGTTCAATATTATTGTCTTCCGACCATTTTTTAAAACAATATATAACTCTATCAAAATTATACCGATCAAATAACGTGTCTATAAACTCATTAGAAAATTCGCCATTTTTAGCATATTCCCTTGCGATTATTTCAGAAATAATTTGAATACCAACGTTAGCCATTTTATTTTGATTGTATATATTTGCTTTATATATATGTTATTTAAAATTTCTTTAAACTGTTTTTTAATTTTACATTTTATTTTGTTTTTTATTTTTTAATTTAAAGAAAGAAATTTTAATTTTTTATTTTTTTATTTTTTTATTTTTTTAATTTTTTAATTTTTTTATTTTATTTCATTTTCCAAATTATTATTTTTTGTATTTTGTTTAAAATATACTAATGTGATTCTTTCACCTTCAAAATTGCTTGTGCCATGCAACCATTTATTGCCTTCAAACATTATAGGGTGATATTTAATATTATGTTTATAAGAATTTACTATTAAATCTCCGCCTTTATAATCACCTAAACCAATTATATAACTTTCTCCCGCATTTCTATCATAATGTGGTTTTGTCTGGTAATTTACATTAACTTGTATAGATGTATATTCTGGTATGTGTGAAATAACATACTTATTATAAAATTCTTTTAATAAGTCATATAATATAGGATATTTTGCATTGTTTTTGCTTTCAAATAATCCTGTTTGTTTCCGTATTCGATATTTTCCGAAACACTGGGACATACCAATACCACTAGTTAATCTTTTATAATTTTTTTGTAAAGGTTTTATTTTTAGTGTGTCTAGAATACTTTTTATAATTTTACAATCTTCATTTATATAATCTAATTGTTTATAATAGTTTCTAAGACTATTAATACCTTTAATACACCGAATTTCCCAATATTTGGAATTACCAGCATCATTTAATTTAGTAAATCTGTATCTAAAATATTCATCATATAATTCTATTAATTTATCGCAGGCAGTAATACTAGCATCTGTTCTATCTGGATAGTCAATTTGTAATCCTCCGGCGTTAGTATATGTATTTGTTTGTGCGGATATATAATTGAATTTAACTAGGCAATTATCTTTTAACCAATATTTAATAGTTCTTTCGTAGTCTTCTTTAATATCCATAGTGATTTCTAAGTCTTCAGAATGTCTATTTATACATCCCCATAAATGCCCTACAATAAAACTAAAATCAAATGTTATACTATTACGTAGGAAATAGGCATTATGTGTAGTTTGATGTATTCCCCATAAATAGGCTTGTTTTTCCTCGCATATTTCAAATGCTTTTTTAATAATAAAATAAAAGTTTTCTATAATATTTAATGTATCATCTTCTAGAATACTAATTGTTTTTATATCATCATCTAAATTAACTATATAATCTCCTTCATTAAAGTATTTAGTAATAAAATTACGTTGTTGGTATAATCCTTTTACACCTACAATAATATTTTTGTATTCTGGTAATACTTTTTTATAATCTTCTAATTCTTCTTGAATAACAAAGATATATATATTTTTTTTAGGTATTTTATAGTTTTGTAATAATCCAATTGTATGGGTCAAAATTGTAGATGCTCTGCCATAAGATGGAATAGCAAATTTAATTTTCATTCTAGACAACACTATTTATTTTATGTCTAGAAATAATTTTAAAAATAATTTCATAAATTATCAGTAATTGAATTACCAACAATTTTAAATTTATTGTATACAGTATAGTTGAATTTAGGTTTATTACAATAATTAGCAAGCATAAAATCAAAACATTTAAATTTTTTAGGGTCTTTTAGAATATCAAACATAGTTTCTAATTTTTTATAACTAGGGTAATAAATAGCATGAGAACCAGAATATTTACCAGATTTATATTCATTTTTAATACCTAAATAAATATAATCTTCATCATTATAATCAATAACTAAATTATTATCAATATATTCTGCGTCATCTTCAAATACTATTACGTTATCCAATTTATTATCAATAATATATTTTATAATATTTATTTGACTTCTAGAACAAGCAATATGCCCCAATAAAACATTATCACGCCATTTGCAACTTGGCAATCTATGAAAATATTTTAAATCTAAATATTGTTTTCTTTCTTCTTCGGTATATGTTAATGCATCTTTACCAGGATATATAATTACATCATCAAATATAGTTTTTAAATGTTCAATATTTTTCTTACGTTCTGTTGCTCTTTCTAGATGCAAAATAATAACTTTAGATTTAGTTAAATCAATTTTCATTCTAGACACACTTTTTATTTTTATGTTTAGAAATAATTTTATAAATAATTATGTTATTATAATGTAATTAAATAATAAAATGGCAAAAGAAGATGATGATTTAAAATTGTTATTGGATAAGATTAAAAAAGAACGTGCAAAACAATTTGAAGAAGAACGCCGAGCATTTGAAAAAGAACGTGAAAAATATATAAAAGAATTGGAAAAAGAAGAGAATAAACCCAAAAAAAAAGTAGTATTAAAAAAAATTATAAAAGAATTAAAAGATGAAGTAAAAGATGAAGTAATAGAAATTCCAACAAAACTATCTAGGGCAGGACAAAAACCACCTCCAGGTTCTAAGAATTCAGATGAATTGTTAAATCAAATAGAAGAAATGAAAAAAAAAGTTCAAAAAGAAAAACCAATAGAAATGGAAAAAGTAAAAGAAGTAAAAGAAAAGAAAAAACTAAATGTTTCTAAAAGAAGTTTTAAAGATGTAAATATACGTAATCATTTGAATGATTTACCAATAAAACAATTAAAAAATATTGCACGTGCTAGTAATTTACATACACGTATTAAATTAAGTAGTCCGCGAACAATATTAATAGAAGCAATCGCGCAATTATACGAACACGAAAATGGAAAATACAAATCCAAACCATTTGAACTAAAATTATAAATTACCTATTACCAGGATGATTTTTATACCATTTCCCAATATCATCTAATGATAGTAAAGTTAATAGTGTTGCGACATTATCACCACGTAAATATGCGGATTGATTATTAAAAAATAATTCTCCCATTTGCTTAAAACTCATAAATTGTGATAAAATAGCACACAATCCACTCCATCTTCCACAATCAGCCGTACCCCCCCCTTTCGACTGAAAATCTATAGTATTTACTTGATATTGTTTATTATGTTTTTTTGCGTATGCTTCTAATAATGGGTCAATGTAATTTGGTAATTTTTTATCATATGGGGCTAGTTGTTGTATTTTCGTATCTGGAAATCCGTATGGGTCAAAATGATACGGGCACCCATCACCATTTACACCTATACAATTATAGTGTCCGTCTGTTTTACTAGATGTTTGATATAAAATTATTGCATATGGTTTTTTTGTTTTTGCTAATAACTGTTCTAATGTTTTATAATTTGATAATTCAGAATATAGTATGGGTTCAACTCCACACAATCTATATATTTCATTACCACTTAATGGGGTTTTTATGTATTCTGCTACTAATTTTTCTAATGACATTTTTTATTTTCTTTCTAGACAACACTTTTATTTTATATATAGATAAAAATTATAAAATTAAAATCTATTAATAATAGTAATATTATAAATGTCGAAAGCAGAAAAAGAAGCAGTTAAAAAAATGAAACCAAGTGCCTATAAATCGATGTTAATGGGAAAACTTAATATGAATAAATCCTCACCATCAAAGAAGCAAGATTTATTGAGATGGGGTTCAGCAAATAAAGGTGAAATGTGGCAAAATTTAACTGCATTACTTGCAGATAACAAAAAACTACCTTGTGGGACTAAATCAAAAAAACAAAAAGAACAAAATCTACCATCTGTTTGTAGGCCATCCAAAAAAGTATCAGAAAAAACACCAAAACCATTAGCCAAAGATTTAACTATAGCCCAAATCAAAAAAGCCGTAGAAATAAAGAAGAAGAAAACTAATAATCGTATTAATTGGAATAAATTATAAATAAAAATCTATGTAATTATTAATTACTGTCTAGAATGATAAATAAATTTATTTGGATTGGATACGGAAGTATTGCAAAATCACTGCAAGAATTATTTAATCTTGAAAAACTTTACTATGACATACCATATATAATAATTGACCCATTACCCCCTACACATACTGAACTATTTGATAATAGAGATGTAAAATATATACAGAAAGCAGTTACACTACAAAATCATAAAACATTATTGAAAGATGCAGATGACAAAACATTAATTATAGATTTATCAGTAAATGTGGATACAATAATGTTATTAAAATGGTGTAAATTAAAAGGTTCATTTTACATTAATACTAGTATAGAAAATTATGAATCAGCAAACAAAAAACATACTGGAGAATTAACATATAATGATATTAAAGAAAATACATTACTACATCGTGATATATTGGCAGAAGAAGTAATGAAAGACACTACAAAATCAAGATTTCTTAATGTGGGTTTTAATCCCGGAGCAATACAGGCATTTTTTAAACGTGGTATTAGAGAATATGCAAAAATGAAAGGCAAGAAAATAATAAAAGGTAATTATGCAAAATTGGCTAAAGATTTAGGATTGAAAGAAGTTATTATAGCAGAATATGATAGTCAAAAAACAAATATTAAGCCTACAAAATCTAAATTTATTAATTCGTGGTCTGCCGATGGATATATGCTAGAAGCAGCCGATAATGTCATGTTATCATTAAACGACGAAGATTTAAAAAAGATTAAAACAAAAGTAATAGTTCCTGATGAAGGCAATGCACCAAATATTAGATTTTTACCAGATAGGGGAATGAATGTTGAACGTGATTCAATAACATTAGATCATAACGGAAAACCATTTACATACACTGGGGCGTTGATTCCACACGCTGAGATATATTCATTATCAGAATTTCTTTATCCTCATTCACCAACAATTATGTATGTATATAGAAGTTGTGATGCTAGTTTAAAAAGTTTAGATAACTTAAGGAAAAATGATTATAAACCATTACCAAACTATTACGTTCTAGAATTAGATGATATTACAAATGACGGTTGGGATTCCATAGGAGCATTAATGAAATTTGATAATGGAGAGAAAATGTGGTGTGGTTCTGTTCTTTCTGTTAGTGATGTGAAAAGGCTAGGGTTCAAAATAGCAAATCCAACTGGTGTACAGGTAGCAGGCTTCCTCCATGCTTGTATTAATTATATGTTTAAGAATCCTAAAGAGGGTTTGCAAGAATCGGAAGAATTACATCATAAGGAATTATTCAAGTTAGCGGATAAATATATGGGTAATATGTATTGTAAAATTATTTCTTAATTAATTGATTCTGATATTTTATTTAAACAATGTTCTTCTAATCTCATATCTACTTTAATTACTTTCAAACAATCATTACCATAATATCTAAATAAATATCCTAATGGATTATTTGCACCATATAAATTTTTATTTCCAAATTCCCATTTAGTTAATGGGAACATTTCTGATTTTTTATAATAACAATTTTTAAATTGCTTTCTTTGCTTAGGACAATACAATTCAATAATATCATTCTTACTTTGCCAGCAGAAAATATCAATTGTTGGTGTTCCAATAATTTTGCCATAATCTGATTTTCCCCATAACCCCTGAATAAATATTTTTGTTAATGTTGGATATTTATTATCAATATTTAAATAATATTCAACATCATTTATAATTACTTTATGATTTTTAATTTCATTATATATGCTAGGCAATTTACAAAAGAAATCTTTATAAAGTATTCCTATATCTGCATCGTCATCGTGTTTAATAATATCCTTATTACGTATCGCACCTAACAATGTGCCACCATCTATAAAATATTTAATATTATGTTTGTCTAGTAAGTCTGTTATAAAATATAAAATATGTTTAATTAAATTTAGATGTGATTCTGGGGTTTCATATTTTTCCATCTTTTAATTTATAATAAGAAATTTAAAATAATATTTATTATATATTTAAGTTATTTTAATATATTAAGAAATTATAATAATGTTTCCTATAGAATTTGAATATATAAGAAAGAATTTTATATATAATTTTGTAATATTAGTAGATATTTTAATATTTCTTAGTGTTTATATATGCTTTTTATCATTATATAAATTTATATAACGACAATTAAACATATATATATCTAAGAAATCATATAATATCTGCCTATTACATACTAAATATATATAAAAATTTCTTAAGGTTAAAAATAAAATGTGTGTCTAGAAAGAAAAATAAAAAAAACTAAAATTTTTTAATAATCTTAATACCAAATCTTTTATTAGTATCTTTAATAGAAGCATTTAATGTTGGTAGATTCCATAATAAATTAGTAGCATAGAAAGATGGTTTAGTTGGGTTAGTATTATCTTCTTTCTGGTGTCTTTTTAAATATCTTTCTTTTCGTGAATCTCTTTCATTCTTTGGGAATAATGTATAGTCATTGTACCCACTAGCCCCAAAATAGATTTTCCGCAATCTTCCGCTTTCTGGATTGACATATTCAATATAGAATTTTTTATTAGGTTTATCACTTTCATACAAGTAATATTTTTGTGGCATTTATTTTCTTATGTTATTATAATATATTTATTTTATATACTATGCCTCATAAATCCAAGAAAAATGCCAATCCATCGGTAGAGGGTTCAGGGTTTCTACTCAATTTATTTGGTGGCGCTAGAAAGAGTTTATCTAGAAGTGATAAAGCATTTTATGATTCAGTAAAAAATATTCCAATGTATTCTATAATGGTTGTTAGAGTTCCCATAGCAAGTGTATTTAATAAAATTCTTAATCTAGCATCATTTGGAAAATGGAATGCTAATTTAAATAATCAACCTTATGACAAAGTATTTCATTTATATGTTCTAATGACTTATCTAGATAATGGTAAAATTAAGTTTGCTTTAACTGAAAGAAATGATACAGTAAGATTTAGAAGTGCATCTAGTCAAGATTTTACAAATGACCCTAATAATGTAATGCAAGTTCCATATACTGCTAATTCATTAACATTCGGACAAGTATTTGATAATACAGTTCGTGCAGGTGGTGATAATATCTGGGTATATGATTTTAATACTAATAATTGCCAAGATTATATAAGCAAGTTATTACAAGCAAATAATCTGGCAAATCCTAATATATTAAATTTTGTAAAACAAGATACAAGAGAATTAGTAGAAAAAAGTTTAAATCCAGTGTTACGTGCTGGATTAACTGGCATAACAGATATTTCGGCAATAGGTAGAAAAATAACAGGATTTGGATTATTTAATGAAAATATTGATTTAGGATATTGAATTAATTTTTAATAATTTGTTTTGTTTTATTTTTTTGTTTGCTTATAATAATAACAATAAATAGTATATAAAATGTCAAAAGAACAAACTATATATTTTACCAAGCAAAAGGGAAAAAATGCCCCAATACGTAAGGAAATAGAATTAGTTAAAAAGAAACCAAAGATTCCTATAGAATCTACAAAAGATTTAAAACGTAAATTACGAGGTGATAAGAAACCTTTAGTTGTTGAAATCCCTAGTAAAGTTTCAAAAAAACTTGCAAAGGAATTGAAAGACACTGCAGAACGTCAGCCAAAATCATTGGATTATTTGAATAAAAAATATGCTTCCGGAACAAGTATTGCAAAAATTAAAGAATATAATGAACTACTAAAAAAACGTGGTGTTGATATTTCTAATATTCTAGAAAAGAAAAGAAAAGCAGTTGAAGAAAGAAAAGGAAAAGAAGTTCAACTGCCACCCGAATTTTATCAATTAATTAAGGCATTAAAGCCAGAAGCATTTGCACGCGAACAATTACCATCTGAAAAACAAGAACAAGAACGTAAAGAACTACAAATACAGGCAGATTTTATTAATACTTTGGAAGATAAAATAAATGACCCAGACGTGCAAAAGCAGATAGCATCACAATTTGCAGTATTAAAAACAATAAAAGAAAAACAACAATTATTGGATATATTAAAAAAATCTGATACATCAAAACTACCTCCAAAGATACCTAAGGAAACAAAAGAAGAAAAGGCAAAGGAAGCAGAAGCAGAAGCAGAAGCAGAAGCAAAAGCAAAAGCAAAAGCACCAGCAGAAGCAGATGAAGGTGATTTACCACCAGCATATGCACCACCAACTTTTGAAGATGTTTTGGCAGAAGTTGCTAAACAAGACCCATTATCAGAAAATGAAAGAATTGCAAAAAAAGAAAAATTATCAGAAGAACAATTAAATCAAATAATTGATTCAAATTTACAAACATTAAAAAAAGAATTAAAACGTTTGAAAGTTAGTCAATCGGCAGATATGATTACAAGTTTTTCAAAATCAAGTGTTAGAGGACAACTAGAATTTTTAAAGGCTTTAGATAATGCCGGTAGTTGGGAAGATGCATATAAAATTTTTGGAAAACCATTACCATCATTAACTCAAAAATCTACTTCTCTAAAATCATCTACAAAAAAGACTACTAAAAAAGCAATAGCATCATCAGCAGAGGGCGAAGGATTAGAACTAAAAAAAGAAAAAAAAGTAGAAGGTGGAGCATTATTGGAAGAAGTCGGTAAAACACGAAATGACCCAAAAAAATCATACCAATCATTCTTTTGAACTTTCATTAAACAAATTCACCTTCATATATTCTTTTTGAACATTTGCACTATGTAATAATCGTTTTGCGAATTTTTCTTTTTCATTTTCACTCTTTAATCCAGATGACATAAACTCTGTAATAAATATTTTTCTTACCAAGTCTATATTAATTGGTTTTCCTAGGACTTTTTCCATTGATTGCAATATTAAATCATTAAAATTACTCATTTTAAATTCATGACCATTATTCATTTCAAATAACAAATCACCCGGTTTTTTCTTAAACTCTGTTAGATATAATTCTAAAATAGTTTTTAAAGTGTTGTCTAGAATACTAAATTTTTGTAATCCATAAGTACTACTAGTTTTATAATTCAACATAACAAATTGAACTGGTTTTCCGTCTTTAATCATTAGATAATTATAATTAGGGTTTAAATCCCTATTCTTTTTATTAATATTTGCGATCTTCATATTATAATAATTGTTTCTGGCAATCAATTCATTTTTAAAGTATAGGCAAACAATTAATTTATAAATCATTCTAGTATCATCTAATTTTCCATCTTTATCTTTTATTGTATATTCATCTATTTTTTTATTTATTTCAGACAATCTCATTGCATTTGTTTTTTCTTTATTACTTGCCAAATTATCTTTCCTAATAGAATCTTCATCACCTTTTAATTTAGTCATATCAACATTGTATTTCTTTATTATATCTTCATCTACTTTCAAATGCTTTAGTAATTTAACTACTGGCGATATATAATCCTTTTGACTCTTTAAATTTGTTTCATTGAGTTTTTCTAATACATTCTTAGGGTTTAACATCCATTTGGTATTACCATCATATTCTTTGCCATTTACTATTTGGGATAATTTATTTATTTTTCCCACATAGTTTATTAGTGTAAGTGGGCGTAGTAATTTACCATCTTTGGTTTTTATACTAGCAAATATCTTTTTTAATTCTTCCATAATTATTAATTAATAATATTTATAATTTATAGTTTTGTTTTATATATTAAAATATCTTTATAATATAAAAAGAAATTAATTACGTAATCTAGAAACAATTAGTTTTTCAAAATGTCAAATAACGATTATACTATAAATAAAATAATTACAAAAACAATAAATGGTAGTATATATTTTTCAAGAGATAGTCATTTCTTTCTAGACTACCAAAATAAATTTGAAGTTATAATTCCATTCAGATATATTGATTGCGATTCTTTTGTATATAAACTTCCTAAAACTTTTAACATAGAAAATATAAAAATAGAATCAATTGAAAGTTTTCTAGGCTATTTATTAGCAGAATTTGATGATATTTATTATGCCATAACAACTTATACAGAAGAAAGAAAAA